ATTGCTCAGGACTTATACCAAGTTGGCGAGCTAGCTTAACTTGTGTCTGAGTAAGACGGATTTGCGTGGGTTTTTTGTTTCCGCTATCCCTCGTTGCGGATGCAACAACTGTTGAAGGTTGTCGTTTTGGTGTTTCTCCTTGAAGCATTTCTGTTTCATTTGTAGAAGTAACACCGAAAAAAGTAGGAAATTGTAGCTTCATAGCACTATCAACTTCATTATAATATTCTTGTGATTTACTAGCTGGGTCTACACCTTTAGCTTGTAAACTTTGATCTAAATACATTGCATAAGAAGTCATTTCTTTATGCACAGGTTCACTTCCCATAAACCAAGGATTTTTTTGTGCCCATACTTGCATTTCAGGATCAACTTGTGGTTCTTGTAAAATAGGTGCTTGTTGAGGCATGTTAGCTGCAATTTGGCTCTGTACAGTTTGTGCCATACTAGAAGACTGTTGTTCTGCTAAGGTTGCTTTAGACAATAATTCTTGTGCTTTGCTCATTTCATCAGCATTGCCTTCTTCATAAGCTTTCTTAAAAGCTTCTGTAGCATTTTGTTTTGCCCACAAAGCATTGTTATGTGCTTGTTTATTTAATACTTGACCGCCTTGATCAATCATTGTCTGTAATTTTTGATTTTCAGACATTAAAGTTTGCAATCTAGCTACGGCTTCTTTAGATTCTCTTGAAGCAGCTTCTTTGGCTCTGCGTTCTTCATGGTATTCGTATTTAATTTTTGCTATACGATCACCAGCCTTTTTACTGTAATCCGATATTTCTTTATCTACAGCTTCATCATCAACTTCAGGTGATGTGTCTTCTGCTTTTTTTGGTCTGCGATCTTCTTCAGGAGTGTCATCTATTATTTCAACTTCTAATCCTTCTGGAATTTCATTATTAATTTCTGTTGTTTGACCAAAAAATTTATCCTCTTGTGACTGTGGTACAGTTTGTGGGATATTAGGTTCTTCGTTTATTATTTCTGTTTCACTCATGCTCTAACTACTCCTGTTGGATCGTCAACTACTGCTTCCACAGTATCGTCATTAATTAAGCGAAACTCTTGTCCGTACATTTTCATGCGAGTACCTGAATAAGCTCTAAATATTACCCAATCTCCAGCTTTACACCAATTTCCGCTAGGAAATCTTTTAGTATCGTTATAGCATTCTGGTCCAAGTTTCAAAACGAATCCGCAAATATTGCTTACTTCTTCGTCTTTTACTGTTGTAGATGCTTTAATAATACCGCCTTCGGTTTTTTCTTCCGCAGTAGGCATTGCAATTAAAATCTTCCAACCTTTAGGTTCAGGCAGTTGACTTTTAACTTCATCATTTACTATTGGAGTTTTAACACTTTCTGGTTCAGGTAATTTTATTGCTTTTTTATTACTCATATTTTGCACGACTTTAGGAGTCGAGTTCCTATTTTTCTAAGTTCCTTTGGACATAATCCAAAAGTTCTCTCTCTGCAAGGGCTAAACCCTCGACAATACCAGCCATTTTTTGATACTCGGAGAAATCTTTACAAGCTCCTGTACTCATATGGTCAGCATGTTCATTCATCATACCACGCAACTTCAACTTCATATGTTCTGAAAGTGATAGCTGTGTGATATCATTATTCATTCTTAGTGATATCTTTTCCTATATTTAAACCTATGTCAATACCTTTTTGATATTCTTCTCTTTCTGCTTTATCTTCTATTTGTTTATTTGCAAGCAAATCGCTAGCAGTTGCTTGTCCTATTCTAGCACCAGCAATTTCAGCTTGAGTTTTAATACGTTCTTTTTCTATCTCATCTCTAGCAGCAGCTTTTGCAGCATCCAACTGTAATCTGCTTCTATCTTCTTCTATCTTACGTTGTAAATCACCTTCTTTAATAGCCATTTCTCTTTCTTTAGCCATTATCAATGGGTCTTTCTGTTGTTCTTGTATTCTTTCCTGCTCTGCTCTTTGTTGAGAAGTACCGAGAACTCGTTGAGCAGCTTCTGCTACTAGACTTGATATACGTTTTTCTACATCTGCTGGTAGCGGTACACCTTCTGGTGGTAATTCAATTCCCATTTCAGCTTCTACTTCTTTTCTATATTTCATAGTTAAGTGTTCATTTACATAAGCTGAGGCTGAAGCAAGTATAGCTGGTGCTGTAGGACTCTGTTCAACAGTCTGCATAATTTCTGGGTTTTGTTGTGCAGAAGCTACTACTGCTATGTGTGCTTCGTGATCTTGTTCTATAAATGCTTTAACAGGTTTACCATTTATTAAGTTTTGTACAGCCGTTACTGGATCAACAGGTTTAACATCATCAGTATCAGGAATAATGTCTTGTACATCTTCTATACCTAATACATTTAACATCTGTCTATGTAATTCAGGAAGGTTATACATTTCAGGGGATGATTGTGCCAACTGCATTGCAGCTTGATATTGCATAATTCTTTGTGCCATTGTTGCAGCATTTGGGTCTGATACTGGCAATACGTCTACTCTGTTGTCAAAATCTTCCGCTTTTATAAATTCTTCTTCATCTGTTTCATATGGGTAAGCAGGGTCTGTAAAGTCTTTTACAATGCCTACTAATATATCAAACTCTTTTCTCATCGATGCGTGTAGCCTTGCTTGTACTGCACTCATTACTTTTTGATTTCTTTCTAACAAAGCCAGTGTAGTTCCAACTGGTGCTTGGCTATTCATATCAGATACTTTCATATCAGAAATGCTAGCAAAACGCCTGCCTTCTTCTACTATGTTTTGTAATAACTGGTATAAAGTTCCTGATGGTTCTTTGTATGGTAAGAAGGTTATATTGTCTCTAATAGCTCCACCAGGAACATCAACATCTCTAAACTCTCCAGGCATGATCGGGGTGTCATCGCCTTTTATACGCAAGCCTCTTGCTTTTAAACCACCAGGAAGGTTAGATAAAGTACCAGCATCTACTAATTGTCTTAGTATAGATGTAGCTGATTTAGCCAATCCACCAACCATGTGTATCAAACCAAAACCATAAAATCCTAATCCAGGAAGATATTGATAGTGAACAAAGTGCATTCTTCTAATTTTTTTAGAATCATCTTCGTAATAATTTCTACGAATACTTAATATAAGACCACTAGGATAATCAATCGTTACAACGTAAGGTATAGCTATACCTGTTTCTTCTCCTGATTCATCTGTATCTTCAAACCCTTCTAGGTCTAAATCTACTTGCATTTCTAATATAGTGTGACTGTTATCGTAATTATAAGTATCTGATTCGCCTGTTAATTCGTTGTATTTTTTATTAATATCAGAAGTATTTTGTGATCCATCGGGTATTTCTATGTCTCTGTAGAAACCATTAACTTGCATTTTTCTTACAACATTAGAAGACTTACGCATAACGTGTGTTGCACGTTCACAAGTTTCTAGGTCACTAGCACCATAATTAACTACTACGTCTTCTGCTGGTACAAAAATAGAACTTGGTCTGTCTAAACTAGGATCAAAATAAACTTTACGAAAAGCAGACCCTGCCAAAGGTAAAGAAAATAACATCTTTTCTGTTTCTGTTCTGTACTCAGACATCTCATACGTTAATAAATAGTTTAAGTAATCTTGTACCCTTTGAGATTGTTTTTCTTTTTCTTCTGTTACTTTGCCAACTATTTTTGTTCTTACAGGTCCTTGAGCAGGAAACATCTCTGTTATGGATTGGGATTGGAATCGTATTACAGCCTCGCTTAACATAGGATGGAATACGCCACATGCACCTGCCCAAGGCTGCGTTCTTTCTTCTATTTTTAAACCTAATTGATCTAAACCTTTGGTGTAAGTTTCTTCCCACTCAGAACGGGATTCTCTGTCTCCATTATAAGAACTTACTAATTCTCCACCAAGCTCTTGTAATACTTGGTCATCCATAAACTCTGCAAGATTAGAATCAAAGTCTTCATCTTCTATTTCTGAAGCATTAGGATCAAAATCAATAATCATGCCACCATCATCAGTATCTATAGCAACTGATTCAGGATTTTCTATTTCTATAGTGAGTTCTTCTTCAGGTTCTTGTTCTATTAATCCATCTATAGGTGTAGCTGGTTGTCTTTCTATTGCCATTTAATATCCTAATAATAATTTGCAGTTCGGTTATGTTCCAAAGGCTCATCTTCTTCGTCTGAGTGCAAGGGAATAAAACCACCTTGTCTGAATCTTAACAGAGCTTGCGTAGTGCTATCAACTAAATCGTCATGTTCCATATTAGGGAATCCAGCGAATTCTTCAACTACTTCTTCAGCCCATCTGGTTGAGGGAGCATGTACAACTCCTGAAGCAAACAGATCAGATACTGCATTTACTCTTGATATTTTATCGTTCCCTCTGCTTGGTGTGTATTCTTGTACTGGTATTCCTATTGCTCTTAATTCAAAGATTAGAGGTAAGCCAGCAGCTTTTGCTTCTACAATGAACGCATCAGGCTTATAGGCGGTGTACTTCTCAAAAGCCATTTTCTTTAGCTCAGGGAACTCTAAACGCTCTTTATAGGCATCTAGGAGTATAAGATTAGGAGCCATCATTCCATCGTCATCTTCTTTGTAGAAAACTCCCCATGTGGTACATGCAGAGTAGTCAGCCCTTTGATTCTTCATAAAAGCCGTGTCCCAACTTTGAATAACAAACTCACAATCGGGCGGTTCTCTTCCTTCCCATACTTGCCACCATTCTCTTTTAACAATCGCTCCTTCTTCTGAAGTTGGGTCTTGTTGGTACTGAGCCATCCATTTACTGTTGGGTAGCTCCGCTTTCAATGCTTGTAATTCTTCCATCTTCCAGAATTCACCCCATAGTGGGTTTCCAGAAGGCATGATTGCAGGAAGTTCTATGACTTCCCATTGGTCTGCACCGCCACGCTTTATACTTGCGTCAACAACTTGACCTGTTAAATCTTTATTATGCCACCTTGTCATCACTACAACGATAGAACCATTAGGTTGTAAACGCTGTCTTGGACCAGATGTGTACCACTCGTAGGTACGATTGAAGACATTCATGTCCGCACTAGCACCCTCTTGTTCTGAATGAGGGTCATCAATGATCAGGAGGTCTGCACCTTTACCCGTAACCGCACCGCCTACACCAATCGCAAAATAGTCACCCCCTTGGTTTGTGTTCCAACGACCAGCAGCCTTACTGTCTGATTGCAAACTGACATCAGGGAATATAGCTTTGTAATCTGGACTGTTGACTAAGTTCCTGACCTTCCTACCGAAGCCAACCGCTAACTCAGCCGTGTGAGCCGTTTGGATGATCTTCTTATCTGGGTACTTACCTAGAAACCATGCAGGCAATAGGTACGAAGCGAACTCACTCTTAGTATGTCTGGGGGGCATATTGATGATTAAACGCTTTAATTCGCCCTTAGCGACTCTCTCAAACGCATCAGCCATTATCTCGTGATGCTTTCCGTGTATAAAAGCTGACCACATCTCCCCAACAAAGGTCATAAAGTCTTCATGGCATTTCTCTCTACCTTTAGCTTGCTCTAGTTCTTCTAATAAGACTAACAGTTCTTGCTTTTGTATAGGAGAGAGATTCTTGACTT